GACGTTGGTCTGTACGAACCGTGGGCGCACCAGATCAAGGATTGCGCGATGTGGCTGCGTCTGATGATCCGTTCGCGGATCAGCCGGTAGGAAAAACGGAACCGGAAGTAGCGCGGCTGCTGCGCGCGCACCCGAATGGTGACGCGTCCTACGAGCACTGGTTCAACGTCATCGCGGCAGTGCATCACGAACTGTCGGACGCGGGGCGCGATCTGGCGTACGAATGGTCTTCGTCCAGTGCCAAGCACACCGACGAGAAGTTCGACACGACCTGGAACAGCCTTGGGCGTTACACGGGCCGCCCCGTCACGCTTCGCAGTTTGCTGAAAGTCGCAGGCGCGGAAGAACACAAACCGCGCGCCGACGGCTCCGCTAACCCGTTTGCGGTTCACGAATGGGGTTCCTACAAGCAGAATTACCTTTCCACTCCGTGGATCATCAAGGGCGTCCTGCCGCAGGCCGAGGTAGGCATCCTGTACGGCCAGTCGGGTTCAGGGAAGACCTTCTTCGTGCTGGACATGGCGGCATGCGTCGCGCGCGGCGCGGAATGGCGGGGGCGCAAGGTCAGCAACTGCCGTGTTGTCTACGTCGCGGCTGAAGCACGCGAGGGCATCAAGAAGCGCATGGATGCCTACGACCAGCATATATGCGCCGACGGTGCGCGGCCTGACATCATCGCGTCAGCACCGAACCTGCTATCGACGGACACGAAGCAACTGATCGAGGCTATTGGCTCTGCTGGCCTGATTATCCTCGACACGATGGCCGCTTCCCATTCAGGTGATGAGAACAGCGCGAAGGACATGGGCCTCTTCCTGGCTGCCTGCAAGGACATCAGCCACGCTACGGGCGCGATGGTGCTTGCCGTACACCACACAGGCAAGGAAGACAGCAAAGGTATGCGCGGCTCGTCAGCACTGTTCGCGGGCGCCGATTTCGTGATGGAGATCTTCAAGAACAAGGTTGGCGACCGTTTCGAGCATGGCGCCATGCTTTCCAAATCGCGGGATGACGTAACGGGAACCAGTTTCGGGTTCGAACTGAAGCGCGTAACCGTCGGCGTAGATGACGAGGGCGACGAGGTAACCACGTGCGTGATCGAGCCGGTGCAGAAGGAGGTCAGCAAGACACCGAAGCGGCCCCGCAAGCTGGCGAATCTTGAGGATTCGCGATACGACATGCACAGGGAAATACTTACAATTTTCGAACGCATCACTGACGAATCGCCTACCAAGGTGGTGACTGATGATCAGTTGCTGGACGCTATCATCAAGAAGTTTCCGAGCAAACTCAGACGCAACATGGTGCCCCTTGTGCTGAGGTTGGAAGAATTTGGCGTAATCCGCCGAACCGAAGCCGGGCTTAGCCTGGCGGACGATGACCTTGACGCTTGCTGACTTTGGCTGACTTCTTGCTGACGTTGTTGCTGACTTCTTGCTGACTTTCTGATGTTGCTGACGTGTCTATAAGACGTCAGCAACGTCAGTAACCTCAGCAAGCAACTTTACTGAACGGAGATTTGACGATGAACTACGACTGGGATAACTGGGCTGACGAAACTGTAAGGGAAGTGCTTATCATCCAGACACTGAAACTTATGATGAAAGAGCGAAACACGGACAGCGTGCCGGAAGATGAATTGATCGCCCGCCTGGTCGAAGACCTGAACGGGATGAGCAAATGAGAAAAGACGACTCAGTCCTGTGCGTGTGCTGTGGCCAGGAGTTCAGCGTGCGCCTGCTGGAGCTGGTGAGGTGGGAAGGGCCGCTCTGGTGCCAGCCGTGCATCACGTATGCCGATACCGAGCTGGCAGAGGCCGCCTCGCGTGCGAGGAAGGCGCAGGAGCCGTTTGTGGAGAGGGAGTAAGGGGTAGATAGCAGAACGCCCCTTGCGGGGCGTTGTAGGGGGTTTTACGCTGCTTTTTCGAACCATGCCTGTTTGCTCATCGGCTTGTCGTCGCAGCGCTTGCAGATCGTGAGGTACGTTTGATACTGAAGTTCGACGTACCCTTCGTACGTGCCCTTGTAGCCGTTGCGACGTGCGTAAGCGTGTTGCGATGCGAATTTCGAGTACATGGTGTTTCTCCTTCGTGTTGTGTTATCCAGTGACTCCACTATAGCAATTGCAAAACGGAATGGCAAGCCTGAACTGGAAAATTTCTCCAGTTCGAGGGTTTGTCCTAGTGGATGGGCGCGAAGCCGATTGTGTTGAGTTCAGGGTTGGCGAGGAGAAAGGAATCGCGGTCAGGGAATCCGGCTTCCGCTGCCAGCGCATCGGCGCACATCTCCAGCGTAGGCAGGCCAGCACAGTCGATGAAGCCGATCATCTCGTCACCGGGGATCAGGATGGCGTAGCGGGTCATTTCGACTCCAGAACGATGGCCTGCGGTTTCAGATAGTCCAAGCTGGCGGTGTGCTTCACCAGCAACTCCACCTGAGCCCGCAGATGAGCAAGCTCCAGGTCGGATCGCTCCCGTGCTGCGCGGTAGCCCGCTTCATAGCCACGGTTGAAGCCGTATTCGTAGTCCGCGCTCATGTCAGCACCACACCACGTGGCGGAAGTCGACAGTACGACGGATGAGCCAGTGCCGGCGCATTTCAGGCGCTTCCATGTCGGGGCAGGCAACTTCCATGTAGGCGTTGGCGAGCAGGATGAGGACGGTGTGAAGGGTTGAGAGTTTCATGACGGTCTCCTTACCAGAGTTTCGTGATGCTGCGGATGGTGCCGTGCACGTTGCCTTCCAGTTCCAGCCATGCGATCAGCTTCTCCTGCGCTGCGTCGCGCGAATCCGCGTCTTCGACAAAGCGTGCAGCGCGACCGTTGACCTCAATGACGATTTCGTAAGCGAACATTTTGTCTCTCCGTTGTTGATGACTTCACTATAGCAGTTGCAAAACGAAATGCAAGAAAAACAAATGCAACTGCCGCAGTTACGCATTATGGACGCGCGAGCGGGGGCGCCAAGTCTTGGTTAGTGAGTACTAACTTCGAATCGCGATTTGCGATTTGGTGGCGAAATGACCTCCTTTGCGCGTCCCGAAAATATCGATGGTCGGCGCTCGGCGGATTTTCCGGAACGAGAATCGTTATCACCTGATAATGGTTGCCCAGGCCAGCAAATCGCGGTCTGATAACGCGTCTGTGCATTTGCACTTTCAGAAAAGCCAATAGAATCAACGACTTACGATTTAGTTAAGCGAACGTTTAATTTGACATAATGAGCACTAACGATGTAGCGGGTGATTCCCATTCTCATGAAACCGATTCCAATTAGGGTTTACCCTTAGGTTTAGGCTGATATATCAGGAGAACGAGAATCATTCTCAAACTCTGGGACCCGGCGGCCCTCCTGCCGGACGGGTGGGTAAATTTGCAGACCCTCTTCCCAAACCGCGAACCGAAAAAACATTCCGTAAACCTTTTGTAAGGATAGGCATGCCATAATCGCGCGAAACCCCCAGGAGGGAATATGGCAAACGGATACGTGAAGAGCGTCGCGCAGGACCCGGTACAGATCGTGTTCCCGCTGGCCGCGACATTGAACCGCATTGGCGGGCATAGCCGGGTGGCGGTGTACGGGCATCATCCGAGCCCCGTGGTCGCGGGCAACGACGTGTGGGAAGGCGCGAGCGTGTACCCGTTCCAGGCGGCGGCGGTGACGCTGGAGATTCTCTCAGCGAGTGCGAACGACACGGCAGCAGGCACGGGCGCCCGGACGTTCACGCTGACGGGACTGGACGCGAACTACAACTCACAGACGGAAGTGCTGACGATGGTGGGTGTGACGCCCGTACAGACCACGAAACAGTATCTGCGCGTGAACAGCCTTGTGCTGGCCAGTGGCGGGAGCGGTCAGACGAACGCGGGGGACGTGACCTTGCGCGTGACGGGCGCGGGCGCCACGCAGGCCATCGCGCGCGCCGGGTACGGGTACGCGAAGCAGGCTATCTACACGGTGCCGGCGGGGTTCACGCTGCTGGTAACGGATCTGTTGCTGGAGTGCGGCGGCACGGGTGCGGCGAGTGATATCGTGTTCAGCTTCACGCGGATCAATGCGGTGGCGAACACGATAGTGACGACCAGCGAATACATCGCGGGGCCGTTGTTCCCGGTTCAGCGCAGTGTGATCGTAGGGGCGCTGGTGGCAGAGAAGACGACAGTCACGAACCGGATCAAGGCGGTAACGGGCACGGTGGACGGATTCAGCGCGTTCGAGGGGATTCTGATCGACAACGTGGATCTCCAGTGACAGGACTCACAAGCGCGGCCACGCTGCGCGTCATCTCGGAAGACCGGGCGCTCGCAAGCGCGATGCTCTTCCCGCACCGGCATCCGCAGGCCAGTCCTCCGTTCCACGTGCGGATCATGGACGCGTGGCGAAGTGCAGACGAGCTGGTACTGATCGAGGCGTTCCGGAGCGCTGCGAAGTCCACCCTCTCGGAAGAGCATCTGCTGATGGAGGCATGCTTCGCCAACTTCAACTACTGTCTCATCATCGGCGAGACGTACACGAAGGCGTGCCAGCGGCTGGAGGCGATCAAGAACGAAGCCGCGAAGAACATGAAGCTGCTGACGCTCTTCGGGAAACTGACGGGGCATCGCGGGCGCCTGTGGAACGAGCACCAGTTCGAGCTGCCGAACGGCGTCCTGCTGGAGGCGCACGGGTGGGAGGAGGAGCTACGGGGCTTCAAGTGGCACGACTGGCGCCCGGATAGAGCGTACCTGGACGACATCGAGAACGAAACGATGGTGAAGGACAAGGCGGCAGTGGACGCCACCTTGCGCAAGCTGTATCTCCAGCTGATCCCCGCAATGGACAAGGAGAAGCGCAAGGTGCGGGTCACACAGACCCCGCTGGCGGAAGACTGCCTTGTGTCGCGGCTGCGCGCGGACGACCAGTGGACGACGTTACGCTTTCCGATCTGCAACGGGGATATCGATGACCCGACGACGGAGGCGCTCTGGCCGGAACGCTTCCCGATGGACTGGATCCGGAAGGAGCGCGACCGGTACGAGAAGGCAGGGCAGCTCCGGGGATTTTTGCAGGAACTGATGCTGATGGCGATCGGCAGTCAGGATAAACCTTTTGAAAGTGAGCATATCCGTGAAATCGCACTGGACCCCGCCCCATGGCTTCCTAAAACGCTTGTGGTCGATCCTGCTCGCACCGCAAGTGTTACTTCCTCTGATCGCACTGGCCGTGTTGTGCTCTCTCGTCTCGGAACCCGTATCTACGTGCACGCAAGTTCCGGCGAGTACTGGAAGCCGGATGAAATAATCCGGGATGCGTTCGACACGTCGCGCCGGTTTGATGACGCGAACGTCGCGATTGAAAAGAACTCGCTTGACGAGTGGTTGCTCCAGCCAATGCGCGCGGAGATGTTGCGGCGCGGGGTCAGCCTGCCGCTGAAGGCGATCCAGGCCCCGCAGGACCGGTCGAAAGAACAGTTCATCATGGGCCTCCAGCCGTTCTTCGAAGCCGGGGACGTGGTACTGGTAGGCGGACGCGGGCAGCACGCGCAGCTGGTCGCGGAAATACTGAACTTCCCTTCCGGCAAGCGCGACATCCTTAACGCGCTGGCGTACGCGCAGCGTGTGTTCTCAGGAGTTCCTGTTTATGAAGACTTCGGCAGCTACAACATCATCGACGGCTATGAACCTACTGCCCGCGATGCAATGGCGCTCTGCTTCAACGCGAACGGGGCGGAGACTACGGCGGTGCTTGTTTCTGTTGAAGGTGAGCGCCTCGCCGTGGTTGCCGACTGGATTTCGCCAGTCGTGCCAGCACAGGCTGTACCGGACGTGCTGCAACTTGTACGCGCAGCTTTCCCGCGAGCAAGACTGACCTGCTGGATTCCGGGCGACGTGGCGGACCAGGCGGACCGCATGCCGCTGATGACCGCCTTGCGTACAGCGAAGATGAACCCGATGCGCGGAGCGTATCCGAGCATGGCGCGCGGTGCACTGTCGCCCATGATCCGCACGGAGATGAAGGGCAAGCGCCTGTTGCTGGTCGATAGCAACGCGCGGCAGACGTTGAACGCTCTCGCCGGCGGCTACTGCTATCCCGTCAGCAAGACGGGGCAACTCGCGGCGGAGCCTGAGCGCGGCGCGCACCGCACATTGCTGGAGGGGCTGGAGTCGGCAGTATTTGTGCTAACATCGCGTCAAAACACCTTGCCGGAAGACCTGTCTTCTGCTACTAATCCGCAGGGTGCAACCTATTTCACTTCACTCCCCCGGAGATGAATCATGGCAATTTCCCGTACGATCACCCCGAAAGCCCCTTCGCAAAACCCGGTTTCGTTCTACAAGGGCCAGCAGCAAGGCGGCGCGCAGGGCAAGCCCGAGAAGGTTGGTGAAAAGCTACAGGGCGGACCGATGCGCGAGCAGATGCGCCGCAAGGGTCTGTGATGGAAGGCAAGAAAGGCCGTATGTCGCGTGTGTATACCGCGCCGGGCAAGAAGGCCACGCCCGAACAGGTGAAGAAAGGCGGTAGGGCGACCGATCCGGCCAAAGGCAAGAGCGAGCCGAAAACGCCGCGCATGGGCGGCTGATCGTGGGCTATCGCGACCACCACAAGAGCGAAGGCAGCCAGGGCCGGGAGCGCGATACGCGCAAGACACCCGGCAAGGGCGCAAAACTCCCGCCGATGGGCGCGAAGCGCAAGATTGCACCTAAGAAGAGGCCAGCATGAAAGTGTCGAAAAAGGATCGCGCCGGCAACAACGGGCGCAACTGGTCGGAATCCGTCGAACTGCGCCACGGTGTGCCGTGGGGAGGCAAGAAGACGGATACGGTGTTCGGGCGCACGTCGAAGAAGCCGGAAGAAGATGACCGGCCCGCGCGCACGCCGAAGGACCGCAACACGGGCAGCCCCCTGTCACGCAAGCTGGCCGGTAAGGTGATAGGTTGAAACGATGCTCGAAGTGCAACACGGAAAAGCCTCTGACAGAATTCTCATTCTTCAAGGGCGTTCCGCGCTCGCATTGCAAGGTGTGCAAGGCGTCAACTGCTGCCGCGTGGCGTGCCGCGAATCCTGAGCGCAACCGCCAGATGCAGAAGGACTGGTATGCTCTGAACGGCGCGCGGGTGCAGGCGAAAAACGCTGAATGGCGAGCCGCCAACCCGAAGCGGGCGAAAGCGAATCAGGAACGAGCGACGGCGGCATGGCGCGCGGCGAACCCGCACAGGGTGACGGCCAAGCAGGCGAAGCGCACAGCGTCGCAATTGCAGGCCACGCCCGGATGGGCGGATAGCAAGGCAATCGACCAGTACTATCTGATCGCGCGATTTCTGACAGAAGAACTCGGCACGCCGTTTCAGGTCGATCACGTCGTACCGCTTCAATCAAAGCAGGTGTGCGGATTGCACGTCCAGACTAATCTGTCGATCCTGCCGGCGGCATGGAACGCGAAAAAAGGCAACCGAACATGGCCCGGAAAGCCGTAAAAAAAGAGAAGAAAGAGGAAGAAAAGCCCGTCATCGAAACAGTCGATAGCCGGGCTATCGACGCTGAGCGCCTGGATGAAGAAGTCGAGAACTGGGCGGAAGACATGGGCAGCGACGCCTATATCGAGGCCTGCAAGCTGTACCCGAAGATTCAGAAGGGGTACGAGAACAAACAGCAGCAGTCGGACCGCGTAGAGGAAGCCTGGAATATCTACAACGCAATTCCGGACGAGAACCAGCAGTATACCGGAAATTCGCAGTGTTATGTTCCAGTAGTCAGAGATTGCATCAATGCGCGGTGCAAGCGCACGCTATCGACGCTCTTTCCCGCTAACTACAAGCACGTGGACGCGGTGGGTCCGGCGGAAGTCACGCCGTTTCCTACGCTCGCGCTCCTGGAGCATTACATCCGCAAGACGAATCTGAAGGATATCGTACGTGCGGATCTGCTTTCGGGCGACGTGACCGGCCAGTGGCTTCTGTACGTGGACTGGATGCGCACCACGCGCCGCGTGACGGAACTCGTCAAAAAGCCGCCTATCGTGGAAACGGTAGTTGGTGAAGACGTTGAAGACACCACGGTCGAAGAAGAGTGGGATGTCGAGGAAACGGAAGTAGTTGATGAGATGCCGGACATCACCCCGATGGCGGTGGATGATCTGGTGGTGTACCCGCCTACCGTGAATGACATTGAGCGCGCAACCGCCACGGCGGTACGGCTGCGTCTGTCGAAAGAGTCCGTCCAGCAATTTATCGATGAGGGCGTCTTCGTCGGCTGGAACGCGAAAGAAATCATGGACAATCTGAACGAACCGGACGGCGGTCGTCAGAAGAGAGTCCCGAACAAGCGCCGCACGGCAGATGCCGGCGTGCGTACGGAAGGCACGTACAAGTACGCCCTAATCTATGAAGTTCACACGAATCTGGAGCTGGAGGAAGGCAAGGGCAAAGAACCGGTCTTCGTCTACTATGCAGGCCCTGAAGTCATTCTTGGCATTATTCGCAATCCATTTTGGTCTAAGAAACGCCCGATCATCACGGCGCCTGTGGAGCGTATCCAAGGAACGATTTATGGCATCTCACGAATCGAACCGGTAAAGTATTTGCAGTGGAATATCAACGACTTCTATAACATGGGAATGGACAGTGCGCAGTACGCACTTCTTCCTATCGTGATGACGGACCCGCTTGCGAACCCCAATTACCAGTCCATGGTGATGGGCCTCGCCGCCGTGTGGTTGACCGATCCGCAGAAGACGCAGTTCGCGCAGTTCCCGGCCATCTACAAAGACTCCATCGCGCTTTGCAACTCCATCAAAGCGCAGATTCAGGAATCGATGGAAGTCAACGACGCCATGCTCGGCAAGATGCCGCCAGGCCGGAAGAACCAGGCGCAGGCCGCCGCGCAGGCGCAGGAACAGCAGTCGAACATCATCGACCACGCCAAACGGTACGAAGGCTGCATCCTGAATCCGCTGCTGGAGCGCATGTTCGAACTTGACCGCCAGTTCCGCACGAAGGAACTGACCGTCGTGACAATGGGTGAAGTCGGCGCGCGGGCGAAGCAGGAAGAGATTCCCGTTCAGGCGTTCAACGAGCGGTACTTCTTCCGCTGGTGCGGCACGGCTTACCAGACGGGCATGCAGCGCATGCAGCAGATGATTGCGTGGATGAACGTGCTGCGCGGCATCCCGCCGCAGCAACTGGACGGCAGACGTCTGAATGTCGGCCCGATTCTGGAGATGGGCACGGAACAGATCTTCGGGCCGGAAGTCGGACCGCGCATTCTGATCGATGAGCGAAACCTGTTCCACGTCGAGCCGTCAGACGAAAACCTGATGATGCACAACGGCATGCCGGCGGAAGTCCACCCGGCGGACGACGACCAGCGGCACATCGCGGAGCATATGCGCGGCGCGCAGCTGACGGGCGATCCGCAGGGCCTCTTCCGCGCGCACATACAGGCGCACCAGCAAGCCATGAACCAGAAGATGCAGAAGCAGTTAGGCGCACCGCAAGGCCAGCCAGGAGTACCCGGCGGCGCGGCGCCAGGCGTGGCCGGAACACCGCGCCCCGGCGCGCAACCCGGTCAGCCGCGTCCGCAAGGCCCTGCCGGGATGATTCATCCGGATGTCGTGCAAGATCCGCAGATGGGGCCACGATGAAAGACTTCTGCGCGCGAGTCACGCCATGGGGCACAATACAGACCGGGAGTCAGTTCGACTCCCTGTCGGCGTTCGAACAGAACGCAGTGCTGGCGCACGAGAGGGGACACCTGCACCATAAGCATGTGCGCACCCGGATTCTGTGGATGGTGACGCTGCGCGCGTTCTTCCGCACGGAAGCGTTCTTCGCGATGTGTGAGGCGCAGGAGTTTGAGGCAGATCAGTACGCGAAGGCGTGCGGCTACGGGCCGGGACTTGTCACGTATCTCCTGACGCACTGCCCCGGCGGGCGCCCCTCGATAAGCAAACGGTTAAGGGCACTCCATGGCTGACCAGTTCCTGATTACGCCTTACAAGGTGCGCAGCGCGGGCACCGATGTGCCGCCTGAAGAAGTGCAGGCCGGTATCAACTCGCTCGCGCAGCAGACGACATTAGCACTGAACACCATCGTGGCGGCAGGGCCGCAGGGTGCGGCGGGCGGTGACCTGTCCGGAACGTACCCGAACCCGACCGTGGCAGCGGTGCATGCGACTTCCGGCACGATGTCGGGCGTTGCCATCACGGGCGGCACGATAAACAATACGCCCATCGGCGCCACAACGCCGACCACCGTGACGGGCACCAGTCTGTTCGCAAGCGGCGGCGCGATCCCGGCGGTTACCGTCACGGGTACGCAGGTTTACAACAGCCCGAACCCGACCGTCCAGTTCATCGACTCGATCCGGAGCGCGAACAATAAGAACGCGTTCATTACGTGGGGTTCGACGGTTCTGGCATTCGGCTTTGCCAACGATGCGTTCGGCGCTTCTGTGAACGCCTTCACAATCACCGGGGGGCAGGCGGCGGGAATCAGCGGCATCACGTCGAACAGCGGTACAGGCGCATGGGCGCACACGGGCGGGTTCAGCGCGACGGGCGGCATTAATAGCACGGCTGTGGGCGCCCAT